TTTTAAAAATCATCTTATCCAGACGTTGATGGTATGAATAAGTTTATACAAAGATTAAGAAACATGAGTTCTTATGATCAAATGCTAGATAAGATGATTTTTAAAACTGTGAGTAAGATTAAAAAAGATCCGCCAAGAGATAGTGGTCTAAAAGAAGATGGCATGTCTCTTGATGAGATACTATATAGAAATGATTTAAAGTTGACTAAGTGATTGACCTTTTAATATTGGTAGCATTGGCGGTTATTTTCGATATGATCAAAGATGGAATTAAAAACGTTATAGAAATATTGGAAGAAATAAGAGACAAATAAAAAATGAGTAATAAACAAGATTGGATGTATGAAAGGCTGGAGCGGTTAGTTAAGTTAGTTAAATCTACGGAGCCGGATCAGTTCGTTGATGATTATCTATTCACTCCACACGTTATAGATGCACACGATATGTGTAAGAATGTACTTGAAAATTATGAGATTATGGATAATACCGAAAAAGTTAACATAATGAAACAAGCTAATACGATATGGAAAACAAGACGAAAGATATGGAAGGGTGAATTTGATTTCGATTGGCAAGCTAATATGCACGCGGAGATAGTGGATCAAATAAAAGCAAAAGCTATTATACAGGCTATTAAACATTATAGACAAGAAACGGAAACTCATACAGGAACTACAGTAAGTTTAAGAGTGGCTAAAGATCACGTAGATAAAATAAGAGATAATTTAAAACAACAAGGAGTAATAAAATGACAAAAGAGGAATGGTTAGAAGAAGAAGTGTTTGTAGATATATATGGTAGAGAGCATAGTCTATCAGATGTACCAATGACTTTGATGACTAGAGAAACGGCTTTTGAAAAGCGTGGGTACGGTAAAAAGATGGTTAAGCAGCTTTGGAAAGAAATAAGGCGCGAAGAAAATGAAGCAAAAGGATTTTAAATTATGAAATCACGAATAGAAGTAATTAAAGAACTTGTTAAGAAGTATCCTAACAACTATCAATTAGGTAGTATTATAAGGCAGTATCTTATGGAAGATTATTGGAATCCTCTTACTAAGGTGGATCCTAATGGCGAGTGGTTAGAGAGGTTAAGTAAGATATGAAACAATTAATCAAAGATATATTAGAAGATGTTGCAAAGGGGCAACCTAACTTAGAATCAGAAGCGGCTAGGGAGATGATAGCAAATTTAATTGTTAGTGCTATTAAAGACAGGGGTGGACGGTTATTTTATGGAGAACCAACTACAGCTGATGAGCATAATAAAGAGTTTATTGGGACGAATGAATGAAAGCAAAAATTGATTGGTTTAATGTATTTGTGATATTAGTGGTTATGCCATTAATGACTTTTTTTAGTTGGTATGGGATTTATAAATTAGTAATGTGGATGATGTATGGCTAGAAACTGGTATGGTAACAAAAAAATAACTAAAGAAGATATGTATACCAAAAAAAGAGTATCTCACTCTGATGTGAGAAGTGAATATTGGAAAATGGTATTTTGGGTCTTAGGTGGATACTTATATCTTCATTTCGTAATGGGGGTGTGGGCATGGTATTGATTGAAACATTAGCTTTATTAGTTGTATGTATGTTGGTTGCCGCTGCGGTACATTGGTACTCGGAAAAATATTTTGGATAAAGTAAGGAATAAAAATGAATTTAGATGAGATGTTGAAATCTTCGGGAGTCCGATTGTCCCGACCAACGCGTAAAGAGATTTATGCAAATGGAGACCAAATGATTTCTGAGTTGGAATCAGAGTTGGTTCATCACGTGAAACGTAAATCAGAACGGGCGACAGGATTCCACAAGTTAGTGCTTTTTTGGATATATGTTCCGTTGTTGATATTTATGGTCTCATTCTTAATGTTGTTGGTGGCATTCGCAATATCGGCGATGTTTGTAAAGGATTGGTTCGTGGGGCTTTTTCATTCATTAGTAAAATAGGAGTAAATATGAATTTTAAATCATATAGTGTTTATTGGGAAATTTTTAAATTAATCTTATTTGGATTATTTGTTTTTGTTGGGGTTGGATTAGCTTTAAGTATTCCACTTTGCTTACTTTGGAATTGGTTAATGCCACATATATTTGGATTACCTCCAATAAATATTTTAGAAGCATTTGGTTTATCAGCGTTAATTACATTATTGGCGCCGAGACCACTTACTTTAGAGCATAAACAAAAAATAGACACATCTGATACTGAGGAAAAATTGGAAGAAGTTTTACAAGATATTACATCACAATTTAAAGCGTAACACTATTTATACTCAAAATGGGGAATGTAAATGCTAGATTTAGAATGGATGAAGGAAGCGCTTAAAGAAGCAATTGAAGAAGAAAATTGGGAATTAGTTAGAGAAGTAATAGCTTATTTAAGTGATGATGATGTGTTTCAGCAATACACGGAAGATGAGGATTGGTGGAGTGGCGCAGAAGATAAAGATTAAATTTACGGATATAACCTTAAAAATTATATTAAATTTACGGATATAACCTTAAAAATATGGGGCTGTAAAGGTTTCGACAGGTGTTATTTGACAATTGAGTGCAGCAGAGTTTGAGTAAACTCTTAAATAAAACTCAACTAACCTAATTGGCGATAATTCGCTAGACGGGTTGGTCATTGATTGGCATCTAGCTGAGTATGATTACTCGCCTATGGTTCCTGTCTCTAATGACGAACCGACTTACGCTTACGCTTACGCTTAAGTCTTTGGGTTGTCTAACACCCGAACATAAAATAAGTTAGACAAACTCACTTTAGCTAGATGGAAGTTAGTGATTAAAGAAACTGCCAGTTGGCAACTCTGGACAAAGTTGTTGGTGGTTTGTAGGTAACTTCTCAGAGGGTAGTAACCTAACTAAGCTGTGAATGACTCATTGAAAAAAACAGACTGGACGCGGGTTCGATTCCCGCCAGCTCCACAAAGGTAAAAAATGGCAAATAAAACAAAACTATTAGAAGCGGCTGAAAAAGCATTAGAAGCTGCTAAGCAAGGTAGAAAAACTGCTAATTCAAGTAGTGTTAGAGCATCGGCGTTTGCATATGGAACTAAAATTGCTCCAGCAGTAGCTAACTTAACAGAAGTAAATCTTCAATTAGGTAAAATGTTACTACCACCACCAGAAGGATTACCGCCAGTTGCACTAACAACTCCACCTTTTAAAGTTTCTATAGCTAGTGTTAATATTGCAATAGCCGCAGGTGGTGTAGTATCAGCAGCGATAGGTACTACAACAGCGGCTTCTGTAGCAGCATCAGGCGCTCCATTAGAGCCCGGCTTTTCAGTTGGTGTAGATAGTGTGGTTACGTCACTTGATGCTCTAATTGAATCAATAGACAAATTATTAGTAAAAACACAAAAATAATTAAAAAAAAGACTTGACTTATATAGGTAAAATGTTGTATATTCCAGTATGAAGAAAAGGAAAAAAATGAAAGTTACACCAATTAATGAAAAGTTACAAGCCATACTCGATATGCAAAAAGATATTCCAGATGTGAATATTGCCACCATTGATGATAAGGAAATAGTTGGAGATAATTATTTAGATTATTTGATGGGTGACGAAACCATTTCTGAAAATTTAGGAGACATGGTAGAGTTTGAAGATTTTAGTAGCGAAAATTATATAGATTAAAAAATGAATCAATCAGGACACGCTATGAAAAAGAACACGGTTATATTTGACCTTGATGGTACTCTAGCTATTATAGATGCTCGGAGAGCTAAATCCTTAACCAATGATAAAATGGATTGGGATGTATTCTTCGACCCCGATAATATTAGTTTAGATAAACCAAATCTTCCAGTTATTAAGATGGCTCAGTTACTTGCTCAAGATGGATTTAGAATCGCTATCTTTTCAGGTAGGAACGATAGGTCGTTTTTCACTACTAAGGATTGGTTAACTCTTAACAAAGTTCCATTTGATTTGTTAGTTATGAGACCTGATAAGTTTAAGAAAGATTCTTGGCCGATTGCCGATGGTAATCCAGCTACTAAAGAAATGAGGTGGATGCCTGATGAAATCTTAAAGAAGGAGATGTTAGATACATTTATAAATATGGATGAAGTTTTTCTTGTGGTTGATGACAGAGATAAGGTTGTTAAGATGTGGAGAGATTTAGGATTAAATACTTTTCAAGTTGCGCCAGGAGACTTTTAAAAATGCGAGTGTCGTATAATGGTAATACCTCAGCCTTCCAAGCTGATGCTGTTGGTTCGATTCCAACCATTCGCTCAAAAATAAAATACACTTTAGGAGATTTCTAATGAATGAGTTTGAATCAAATGCCTGTAAGGTTTTGGGATTCATAATAGTCTTACTATTTATGATTTTATGGATATTACTTTAAAATGAATGAAGAAAGTCCTTGACTTGTACCAGGTTTTAGTGTTATATTTAGGTATGAAGAAAAGGAAAAAAACAATGAAAACAGAAATAATAATTGAAATAGAAAGTGTTGGTTGTTTTATCAATACAGAAGATGGTATGACTTACGCAGCACACGCTGATGGTGGTTTGGATGAAGTGAGTGGTATTCATATCCATGATCTTGAGTGTGATGAATGGTTTGAATCTTTGAGTGACGAAGATTTAGATGTTGTTGGAGAAATTTCAGAGTCTCTATTAACTGAAAAAGAAAGGTCTGATTTTAATGATGCTATGAATGGTGACTATACTGGGTTTGATTCTTTTTTAGAAAATAACTTAATAGCTTAGGGAGTAACAAATGAACTTAAACGAAACGATTTATGGTAATAGTTACTTACTCGGAAAGGATGTTTACATTGATGGTAAACATAGGATTGAAAATATTGCCTTTGATAAGTATTTAAAAGAGTTAAATTTCATAACTCATCCAGGTAATGTTCATAATCTTGCTGTGGTTTGGTACAATACTGATGATGGTATGCACAACGATACCCATATCTCTCAAATTTACGACCATGACACTGGTGAAGTTTATTGGGAAGAACCATCTGATAACGCGTGGTCATCTGATGATGATGAAATTACAAATGCCTTACTTATGTATGGTAATTTAGAACAACAAATAGGAACGGGGAGTTATTAAATGGGAAATATATATGATGCATTAATTGACTTTGGTTATGATGATACTGAAGATGATTTTGAAACTGAGATGGATCTGGATAGGGATACGCCAGACAATCCATTTTCAAATGATGTTGATATTGAAGAGTATGAAGATTGGGTTGAGTCTATGATTGGTGAACCAGAATACTTAGGAGAAAGGTAATGACTTTAAAAGAAATATTAAACACCTTACAAGAAATAGAAGGTCATTTAGATGACGCTTACTATTCTTTGCCAGAATGGGAAGGTGTTTCGGATGGCAAGTCTTATATAGATGGTGCACGAAATGACGTGTATAATCTTAAAGATGAAATCGAAAGAACTCTATTGGATAAAGTTATATCTGGAAAAGAACTAGAAGAAGTTATGAATACATCACCAACATTAGCTAAATTATTATAGAGTAAAATACTTTTGTATTTGAGAATATATGTATATATTTATTATTGCGGATGAAGAGTTATAAGAAACTCGCTTTGATTCCATCGAAGAGATGTAGGTGCGACTCCTACCATCCGCTCAACTTTTGGCCAGCTAGGCTATTTAACTATTGAAAATTAACAGGAAATAATATGGGATTCGATTCATTTTTCGATGAGCCAAAATTTAACTTCGATGCTGAACGCAAGAAGTTTATCGACAACTTAGACTATCTCAAGTCTATGTCCGTACAAGAACAAACATTATATAAGAAGTGGCAAGAATTTAATGCTGATGTCTATTCAATGACTCAGAAAGCATCTAAATTTAAAAGAATTAATAATTCACTTTGGTGTCCTACTGATATTGATAATAAAGAACAAACCATTAAAGAAATTGAAGCATTAGAACCTTACGTTGAAATGTTAGAACAGGGTGACGCTAAGGATAATGAGACTTGGACATTAGTTCGTAGATTGATTCATACCATGGAGTTTACCGCTAACCCTGGCAGAAATCTAAAGTTCTATGTTAAAGACAGACCAACAAATAAGATATTAGGAATTATCTGTATGGGTTCTGATGTAACTTCATTAGGAGCTAGAGATAAATTCATAGGTTGGACTAAGGATAATAAATTTAAAGATGGCAAACTTAAATATACTTCTATTGGAACTACAATTTGTTGCGCTCAACCATTAGGATATAATTTCTTAGGTGGTAAGTTAGTAGCTACTTTAGTTACATCGTCAGTAGTTAGAGATGCTTGGAAGAAAACGTATGGTCAGACTTTAGTTGGCGCTTCTACTACATCTCTTTATGGTATTCATTCTATGTACAATGGTATCCCACATTGGAAAACCTTAGGCGAATCAGTTGGTAGAGTAGCATTGAAGCCAGATAATTCAACTTATGAAGTTTGGGTTGATTGGTTAAAAGAAAACCGAGCAAGTGAATATAAAATAATGAATACACAAAAAGAAGGTGTAGCAGGACCGCCAACGGGAATTAAACAAAAAATTATTGGGATGATTTTTAAAGCAGTTGGAGTTAAATCATCTAATTATCAGCACGGATTTAAACGTGGTATCTTCTTTGCTGATATCTATGAGAATGGTAAAGAGTTTTTGCGTGGCGAGATAGAAGAAGCAGGTTTGAAAATGAAACCGAAGTATAATGATGATAGTGACTACATAATGAAGTGGTGGAAACCAAAAGCTATCAGAAGATATACTAAGTTATTTGATGAAGGTAGACTTAAACCAGAGAAGTTATTCTACGGCGATATCGTAGGTAAGACTTGGGAAGAAACTAAAGAACAATATCTTGGCGAAGTTGGAAGATAATTGCAGAAATATTTGTATTTGAAAAATTTATATACTATATATAATATGTATCACAAACGCTTTGACAGAAAGTTTAAGAAAATTCTTTGACGAGTAAGTAAGTAAAATTGGGATACGAAGTAAAACAACAAACGGTAGTTAATTGAGGCTACCATAGGAGTTCCAAATGGCTAAATTAGGCCAAACAACAGAAGCAATTCGAGATACGGCTTCCACTATAATGCAATCTCTTAGTGAATTAGATAACATAACCTTAAACTATAAAGAAAAACGCGAGTTACAAAAGTCACTGCAGCGTTTAGTCAAAAAGAATGGACTTCATTTACATACTATTCTCTCTGATGAAGGTGCGGTTAAGCAATTTATTTTAAATGTTTTCGATGGTGACACCAAGTCATCTGAAGATGGAGTGAAGGTTACAATCAAATTTTTGCGAGAACAGAGAAACGACTCTGGTCTTGACACACAACCTCGTTCATATCAACGTGAAAAAGTTGCGAGTTATGAATGGAAGTGTGAAATTATAAAGACTATCCTAATCGATAAAACCTATAAGATTCCAGCAATTCATATCAGAATTGTTCGTAATGAAAATGGTGATATTATCGGATATGAAGTTGCTGATGGTCAGCAAAGAGTTACCGCCGTATTTGACTTTATGGACAACCAGTTCACTTTACCCGTACAGAAAAAAGATCCATCTTTTCGTAGGTATTGTGGAATGAATTGGACTAAGTTACTTATGATATATCCAGATGCTTGTGAAGAAATTAAAAATTATGGAATAGCAACTACTTTCTATGATAACTTCACAGATGAAGATATCTCAACCCTATTCATTAAGATTCTTAACAACACAACCGACTTGAATGTTCAAGAAAAGAACAACGCAACTCGTAGTAGATTAGCTGATTTTGTCAGATACACTTCTCGTAATGGAAATGGTGAATGGGCAGACAAAGCTCATATGTTTCATGAGTTGTTTTCGAGAGATACTCTAAACAGAGGTACGCAAAAAGAAGAAACAGTTTGGAGTTACTTCAATAGTTTAGGTATCGGTCGTATGCAAGGTGACCAGTGGTTAGCTATGCTAGTGTATATGGTAGTTAATGATAACTGGAAAAATGGAGCAACTGCATTATCAGTATCCAAGTTTTATGAAGAAACTTCGGTATCAAGTGGTCATGAAATTGGTTGGAATTTCAAAGATAAGTTATCAACAAATTCAATGCCTAAAATAGAAAAAGAAGTTACAGATTTACTAAATATAGCTTTAAAATTTTCTGAATGGGTTTTGAAGTACAAAACTACCAAAACTAATAGCAAGGGTAAAGAAGTACGAAAAATTTCAAATGCAAAGGCTTACTTAAAACATAACTTTATGTTTTTTGTAATCTTATTTGCTAGAGATTATAAGGAAGCTATGAAATCTGGTGCTGTCGATTGGAATTTGTATTTTGAAAAAATAACTGATGTTTATGATAAGTGGAATGAACCATCAGTTTATGAGAAAGATGAAAATGGAAAATCTCGTTACCAATCGAATGGAACTACTATGTTAGGTGCTTTTAAAGCATTATGGGGTTCTTTTAATTCTAATGTGATTAGAACTGCTTTGGATATTATTTTATCTGAAATGGCTTTCGATCCAGATTGGGGATTTGTTGAAATTGATCGTAAAAACTTTACGAATAAACAAATCGAACAGAGATACAATGAGAATGGTGGGATAGATGACTACACAGGCAAACCCACTCCCTTAGAAGATCTAGTTGGTGACCATGATATACCTCGTGCTTGGGGTATAGACAAAGGCGGTGTTACTGAGTATAGTAATCTCAAAATTACTACTGCTTATCATAATGGTCAGAAATTGACTATGAATGGCGAGGCTTATATGGCGAAGTTACGTGAAGATAAGAAGGCTGCTTAATTGAACATATTTCAATTTAGCGATGTCGAGGACAACGACAAAGAATACAAATACAAAATACTTGTATATCCAAATATAACTTATTTAAAAGATTTGGAAAAAGATTCTTATGTTGTTGTCCTAGGCAACATCATTAAAGAACTGAATAAGATACGTGATGATTTCTTCTTTACAATTATATCTCCAGCTCATATCAATAGTTTAGAGTTTGAGAATACTGAACAATTGGTGATTCGTGAGTTTAATGGTAAAAAATATTATGATTCTTTTCGTAACTATCCTAATTCTATGAGAATGGATTTTCCTTTTAGAGAAGTTTTTGATGCTATTAAATGGAAAGAAAATGATTATGATATTATATATTCGCATCTACCAGAACATACGGGAAACTTAAAGTGCTTATTAGAAAATACTACTAATATATCTCCTTCTATAATAGGTGGTTATACTCATTGGACAGAGTTTAAAGAGGTATCAAACTATCACTATAATGTTGGCTTAGCTTATAATATAGTTGGTCTTTTAGAAATGATTAGTTGTGGTATAAACACCCAAGCTCAAAAAGATTTGGTATTGAAGAATGCTAAAGAGTATTTTAATGATGATGTTATAAAAAAATTAGATAATATTCTTGTACCACTTTATCTTGGCTGGGAAACGCCCGAATACGAAAAACAAACTACAGAAAAAAAGATTATTGTTTATAATCATAGACCACATACTTATAAGAACTACCCATGGTTTTTAGAACAGATGGATAAGTTGTGGGAAAAGAGAAAAGATTTTGAAGTATGGGTGCCGCTTGCAGAAAGTAGAGAAAGAGAATACATCACAAATGAGAAGTTTGATAGGGTAGGTTACTTCTCTAAGCTATCTTCTTGTCGTGTTGGTGTATGCTGTAGGCAAAAATATGATGGGTGGGCTGTATCCGCTACGGATGGTATGAGTGTAGGAGTTCCTTATTTATTTTCAGATGACGATAGCTATCATGAATTAGCTGGGGATTTAGGAATATATTATGCAAATGAAAAAGCTTTTATGCGTAAGTTAGAATCACTTTTAGATAATGATGATACTCATAGAACTTACTCTAACATGGCATTAAAAAGATTTGAAGGAAGTAAATGGGAAAAAGCTATTAATCATTTTAATGATATGTTTAATGTAGCAATAGATAATGCGCCTATGTTAAAAGAAGATACCGAGTCATATAATAAAATCGTAGATTTTATTCACAAAAAGAAATCGGTAACAAAAAAACAAATATTGGAACATCTTGGCTGGGGAGTTAGAATATCCTTTAGCGGCTATCGTAATAGACTCAGGACAAATCCAACAATCAAATTCACAAAAAATAGATATGAGGTTAAATAAATGAAACAACTTACAGAACAACAAATAGTAGATAATTGGAATAAGTTAATTAAACTTATAGAAGATACATTTGAAGGAGAACGTAAAGAGAAACTCTTAAAGATGTATAAGTACTTTGAAGATAGAATGTCAGTAGCACCAGCTAGTGGTAAAGCCGCTTATCATAATGCTATGGTAGGTGGTTATGTAGAGCACGTGTTGCACGTAACTGATTGCGCTATTCAAATTAAAAAGGTGTGGGAGTCTAATGGCGCTATGATTAACTTCACCGATGAGGAATTGATCTTCGCTGCTGTGCATCACGACTTAGGTAAGGTAGGTGACTTAAATCAAGATTATTATATCCCACAAGATTCCGAATGGCATCGTAAGAATAAAGGGGAAATATTCAAACACAATCCGAAACTTCAATACATGACCGTTACCGACCGAGCTATTTTTCTTTTAAATCACTTCGGTGTTTCTATGTCGGAATGGGAATATATCGGATTACGTTTAACTGATGGTTTGTATGAAGATGGTAATAAATCTTACTATATATCTTATAACCCTGATTGGAGTTTAAAAAGTAATATAGCATACATACTTCACCAAGCTGATATGATGGCGACACATATTGAATCGGATGAATGGGATCGTTTGGATGAAGAAGTAAGTAATAACTTTCAAAAAGCCGTTGTCACCGAAGAAAAAACACAACCATCACCGAAGTTGAGTGTGAAATCACAAGACCTTTTTGAAGAGTTGTTTGGAGATAAATAATGTTATTAGAAATAAGTCTCGCATTAATGATTATTTTGTTTGTAACTTCATGTTATGTAATATGGAACTTAAATGGAAAAGTCGAACTTATGGAAGGTTGGATAGCCAATTTTACAAATCGTATAATTGAAACAAATAAAACAATCCAAAAAATAGATTACAAAGGATATTTTGAGGACGATGATGAAGTGGGACAGATATTTAATCAACTTAAAGATACAGTAAACGAACTAACAAAATTCGAAGGAGAAGAATAGTAATGGCTACAGCAACAGTATCAGGATCAGCAACTAAGGGTAAGGTGCCAGCAGTACCTAAAAAGAAGAAAAAACCAAAGAATTATTATTTTCACCAAGGAACTGAAAAGGCTATAATTCGTTATAATAAAACAGATGATGCCAGATTAAAGAATATTATTTATAATGAACATATTGCATATCCATTTGATAAATTGGCTGAAAATATAATTCATACATTTAAATTTTATTACTTTGATATACCATCTGAACAAGTAAAGCACGAAGTTGTATCTTTTCTTGTCATGAACATTCATAAATTCAAAGAAGGTAAAGGTAAAGCTTTTTCTTACTTTAGTATTGTTGCGAAGAACTATTTAATCTTACATAATAATAGAAATTATAGTATGGGAAAGATACACTCTCAAATGGATGTGCTTGACTACAAACGTAATACGTTATCGGAAAGAGCTGCTTCGGAAAGGTCGGAAGGTGCTGCTATGTTTGTTGATGAATTGCAAAGATTTTGGGAAACTAATTTAACAATTATATTTACTAGACAAAAGGATATTCGTGTAGCAGATGCTGTTTTACATATATTTCGAATGAAAGCGGATATAGAAAATTTTAATAAAAAGGCTTTGTATATTCTCATTCGAGAGATGACAAGTTCTAATACTCAACATATTACTCGTATTATAAATGTGATGAAAAAATATAATGAACGGTTGAGATATGAATTCGGAAAATATGGTATGGTAGATGCTAGTGATTCTGGATCACTAATAAAATATAACTAAAAACTTCAGGGGAAGCATACACTTCCCCTGTTTTTTTTTTCGTAATTACTTACGGAATAAACCCACCAACACCAACAGAGCGACAAGCCCAGCAAATCCGGACTCACCGAATGTGTTTATGATTGATGTCAGGTTACCAATAACTTTGACGCCAAAGACACCGCTCCCAAAAATTACTTCAGAAATTGCGCCTATAGCAACAAAAGACATCATAAGATGAGCTAAGTCATCTATATAGCCTTTTACCATTGTTATTACTTCCTTCATGGTTATTCTCCCATTAGTTAATGAAAAGTAGGTATTTCTACCTAATAATAACTATTATATATATTTATTAAAAAGTAGAGTTATAGAATATTTATATACAACCACATTTATATCAAGGAGTTTAATTATGAGCATTGAATATGAAATATTTAAGGGCAAAACATTATCAGGTGTATTCAAGGATATCTATGATAACACCGAAAGAAATAAAGAACAATTAGAAGTTCTTATGAAAGAAGTTGTTGGATTTATTAAAGACGGTGACACTGCAGTTCAAATAATCCCAATGTTAAAAGAGTATTTAGAAATCAATGTAAAAAATGATGACCAATTAGTAAAAATGGCAGCTATCGTGCAACGTATTATAGCGGCTGAAAATAAAAGTGGATCTGATGACGGTTTAATTTTAAGTGACTCAGAGAAGGAACAGCTCTTAACGGCAGTAAATGAAGTTGCAGATGATGTTCAAAAATATTCAGATAAATTGGAAAGTGTAGATTATGGCACAGATAGCGATTAGACGACAATCATCACAAGATAGTGTTGATCAATCTATAACAGGAGTTCCCACATATTCTAAAATTATAGATATTATAGACAGTAGGCTGGGTAGCTCAGAGTTTTATGAAATCGTGCCAGCCAGAGTTTTGAAGGTTTATTCGGAAGAAGCGGATTTGCCGATAATAACTGTCAAAGATAAAAAGAATTTCAATTGGTCTCTTCTATACAGCATAGATGTAGAAGTAATTGAAGATGGTAGGGTAATTAATAATGTACAACCATTATCTATAAACTTCATACAATTGCCTGTTACTGATGAGGTAGTTAACTTAACGGCCCACGGAGGAACAATATATTATTCTGCCCCCGTCAATTCAGAAAACGATGTGACTGCAAACATCAAGGGATTAGAATCCAATGATAATAAAGTTTTTAGAAATAAAAATGCTCATAATAGAAAATCATATAGTTATCATGGTGATACTATTCTACAAGGTAAATTTGGTCAGCACATAACTTTTTCAGGGTTTCCTGACGATACTGGTCAATATGTAAGCCCATTGATATTGATAGGATCTAATCAATTTAATGATAAGAATCAATTAACATATAAAGATGGTGACAGACATATGCCACATATTCATAATGTTAATAGTTTTGGATCAGCTATAGAAATTTCGTCTGGAAATTATATGACCATGATTGAACCCGCCTTCACCGATTTCGAAAATTTACTCAAGCCTTTAAAGTTGGGTGGTGATCAAATAGTAGTAAATTCCGATAGGGTTATTATAAATGCAAAAAGGGATACAATACGGAATACTCAGAGTGGAGATATTCACTTCTTTGCTGGAAGAAATGTGAATATTGGAGCTACAGAGGAAATAAATTTAGAAATTACTCCGGGCGATAATCTCAGTAAAATTACACTTGCGGATGCAAATAGTGTGAATCCATTAGTTAAAGGAAATGAATTATTAGAGATGATGGAATCTTTAATTGCAAAAGTGGTAATATTTACAAAAGTTCTTACGGATGAGGGGGAGGAAGATGGTGAGGCAGTTTCTAAAAAAACTATGGGTGCGGCTGCAAAAACCTTGATCGCAGATTTACAAACATTAAAATCGAATTTTCTTACGCCAACGGATGTGAATAAGAAAGGTAAAATATTTAGTAATAAAATATATATAGGATAAATTATGGGAATGCTAGCAGATGTAGTAAGAAATTATATTAAAGAGGAAGTTAATAGTCGTATCGGTGATATTGATGTGGATGTTAATGAAAAGATTGAAATGTTAAATGCGGGCGGAGCAGAAGCTGATAAAGCTGAAGCTGAAATTGATGAAATACAAGGTAAGTTGGATGATCTAGAAAAATTACAAGAAGATATAGATGAAAAGGAAGCCCAATTGGAAGGAGTTCAAAAATCATTAGACACTGCGCAAAAAACTGCAGAGGCGACTGAAAAATCTTCAACGATCGGTGGGGCTTTAAATCCAGTGGCAGCCGCTCTTGCTGTTGTTCAAAAATATGTTATTGAAAAAGTAAAATCTGAAATTAAAGATTTAAGAGATGTTAAAACAATACTAAAGCCAACAGCAGAGAATATCGGAGATTATGCGAGAGACACTAAGAAGAAAATTAAAAGAACAATTGATGATAGAAAAGAAAGGCAGAGAATCCGCAAGGAAAAAATGAGAAAGTTATCTAATTAATATTTATATATAATAATAGGAGTTTATTATGTCACATACAAAAAAGCTTGTAACTTTAATTAGGGAATTAGTTCAGATTGAAGTAAAAAAAGAAGTTAATAAGATATTTATTAAGGAAGGAGTTAAAGCTGTAACTCAGAATAAGAATTATGTTCCAGAAGTACTAGCAAAGCCTGTTCCTAAAAAAACTAAATCCAAAGAAGTAAGTTATACTAAAGATCCAACTTTAAATAAGATACTTAATGAGACTGCTCAGACTCAAGAATTTGAAGAGTATCCAAGTATGGGTGAGTATGATACTTCTAATATGGCAGAACTTTTAGGATATGGTGGAACACCTTTTGGTGGTGGAGATGATGAAACAAAAAGAAAAGTGTCTGCCGCACAAACTGCTAAATCAGCTGGAATAGATCCCGCCAATCCTAAAGTAGAAAGTGTTATGAATGCTATGTCAAGGGATTATAGGGAAGTAATGAAAGCAATAGATAAGAAACAGGGTAGATAATGTCAACAATAGAAAAAGATTTAAATCCAGATACTTATATAGGAATATCTTTACCTGTTAAGTTTGGTAGGAACGGAGATTTTAATAGAACTAAAACCACTCTAAGGCAAACAGCATCTAATATTAAAAATTTACTTTTAACAAGAAGGGGTGAACGACTAGGCAATCCTACATTTGGATCAGAATTAAAGTCAGTATTATTTGAACCTATGGATGGCAACTTGGAAACTAAACTAGAGGAGTCAATAAGAGCATCATTGTCAGAATTTTTACCTTTTGTTAATTTATTGGATATTAAGTTTAGCAGATCTGAAAATACAATTTCTCCTAAAATTATATTTACAATGGATATAGATAATACTACAATAGAAGAAGTGAATTTAAGTCTTGATTTGTCGGAATAGGAGATTATAAATGCCAGCAACAACACCAAAAAAATCAGTAAAAGAAGTTAGATACTTAAATAAAGATTTTACATCTTTTAGAGATAATCTAATAGAATTTGCTAAAATATATTTCCCAACAGATTATAACGATTTTAATGAAGCATCGCCCGGTATGATGTTTATTGAAATGGCATCCTATGTAGGTGATGTACTTTCTTATTATGTAGATAATCAATTCAAAGAGAGTTTATTGGCCTTCGCTGAAGAAAAAAGAACTGTATACAATATGGCTCAAGCTTTGGGGTATAAACCAAAATTAGCATCACCCTCGATGGTAGATATTGATATTTTCCAAACAGCGCCTTCTATATCCAGCGGAACTGGATTAGATTATACAACTAAACCAGATTTAAGATATGGCTTAAATGTAAACGCGGGGATGGAATTACAAAGTGATACTGGAGTTAAATTTATTACTTTAGAAGATTGCAATTTTAAATATTCATCTTCTTACGATCCACTTACTGTAACTGTATATGAAACTAATAATAATGTTCCTGTAAGTTATCTGCTTAAAAAAACCATAAGAGCTAGTAGTGGGGATGTTTCTATTGATTACTTTACTTTTAATGCTGCTACGAAATATAATCGTGTAGCTTTAAGTAAAGAAAATGTGACCGAAATAATTTCTGTTACGGATAGCGATGGTAATAATTGGCACGAAGTTCCATTTTTGGCTCAAGATACTGTGTATGCGGAAGCGGAAAACACCACCGCAACAGATCCTGATTTGGCTGGTTATTCTGATCAAGCTCCATATTTACTTAAACTTTTAAAAACTGCTCGGAGATTTATAACTTATATTAGAGAAGATGGTAAAACAGAATTAAGATTTGGAGCTGGAACATCTGATAATCCAGATGAAGAGATAATTCCTAATCCTGATAGTGTTGGATCTTCTTTGCCTGGCTCCCCATCAAAATTGGGAACTGCGTTTGATCCTTCTAATTTTTTAAACACCAAAGCATATGGCCAAGCACCATCAAATACTCAATTAACTGTTACATATAGAGCTGGTGGTGGGGTAAATAATAATGTTAGGGCTGGGAGCTTAACCAGTGTTCAATCTTCAACAATTACATTGGATGAAACGGGACTTGGATCTACTTTAGTTGCACAAACTAAGAATTCGGTTGCTGTGACAAATCCAAAACCAGCTTCAGGTGGAAAAGATAAAGAAAGCATTATAGAAGTAAAAAATAATTCATTAGCTTATTTCCAAGCTCAACAGAGAGCAGTTACTAAAGCAGATTATATTACAAGAGTATATGCATTACCAGCTAAATACGGTAATATTGCTAAATGCTATATTGTACAAGATTCACAATTGGATGCTGGTACGGGCGCAGCTAATTCAGATAGCCGTATTATAAATCCATTAGCACTTAATTTATACACATTGGGATTTGATGCTAACAAAAACTTGACACAAATAAACCAAGCAGTAAAGGAAAATATTCAAACTTATCTAACACAATTCAGAATGGTAACGGATGCTGTAAATATAAAGGATGCTTTTGTGATCAATATTGCAGTTAAATTTAACATCTTAACGAAAGTTGGTTATAATGCTGATAATGTTGTACTTAGAGCTATACAAAAAGTAAAAGACTTTTTTGATATTGATAAATGGCAAATAGGTCAGCCAATTATTTTATCAGATTTAGCTTATCAGATATCATTGGTGGAAGGTGTTTCAGCAGTCGTTGCGCCAGAAGAAAATAATCCTAATGGTCAGCCTATATTAATAGGAAATAAAGCTATTGCTTCACAAGGATATTCGGGTAATATATATGATATTTCAGCCGCAACGGTGGACGGTGTCGTATATCCTTCAATGGATCCAAGTTGTTTTGAATTGAAATTTCCAACAACAGATATCGAGGGTCGGTCAGTTGGAAGCTCGACAGCAGGAGGTAACTAATGTATTATTTTATTTATCCCGAAGTGGACACGACATTATATCAATCAAGTGGAAGTATGAATACTGGTTTAGATGAAATATTAGAAATAAGAAAAGATATGTCTGCCGCTGGTTCAAATATTAAGGTTTCCCGTATATTAATGAAATTTGATTTAAGTGAAGTTTCAAGATCTATAGTTAGTGGGCAAATTGCATCGGATGCTAAATTTTATTTAAATATGTATGATGCGAAACCAACCGATTTATCATATAGCCAATCTTTATTTGCTTATCCCGTAAGTCAAAGTTGGGTTCCGGGAGAAGGTAAATTTCACGATAATCCTGTAACAGGCGAGGGGGCAAGTTGGTATTATAAAGATGGTTCGACAGCAAAAACAATGTGGGATTCAGCAATTACGTCATCGGGCGGGACTTGGTATACAGAAGTGTATGCTACACAGTCCTTTGCATGGGGAACAACGGATATGCGAATGAATGTCACTCCCATTGTGAATAAGTGGTTAGATGGAACTTATCCAAACGAAGGATTTATGTTAAAAAGAAGTGGTAGCGTAGGTAATTCGGATGTCAATACAGATGAGGCTAGTACAGATAGATTGGGTTCTTTTTCTTTTTTCTCGAGAGAAACGAATACTATATATCCACCCAAATTAGAAGTGGAATGGTATGATACGGTATGGAATACTGGATCACTTAGTGCATTATCATCAACAAATTTAGAAGATTTAGTATTTTATATGAAGGGGATGAGACCTGTATATAAAGAGAAATCAAAAGTAAAATTCAGAGTAGTCGGCAGAGAAAGATATCCAACTAAATCTTATTCTAATACTGCTTCAGAATACCTTACTGCAAAATACTTACCAAGTGGAAGTAAAGGAAGTATTGGTGGTGATGGAACTTATTATTCTGTTAAAGATGCTATAACTGAAGATATTATTGTTCCATTTGGAACTGGTTCTCTTGTAAGTTGTGACTCAACGGGAAATTATTTTAACCTTTGGATGAATGGATTACAGCCCGAAAGATTTTACGAATTTTCATTTAAAGTAGTTAGTGGCAGTAACACAACTGGAGAGACTGTACAGTATTTTGAAGATGGTTATACTTTTAAGATTGAGAGATAAAAATGCCATATACAAAAGAAGAACTTGAAAATAATGAGTATTATAAAAATCTCAGAGATGAAGATGAACAATTATACTTAACACAACGAGAATTGTATAAGACTGCATTTTTTGCAAATGGTGGTGTGGATGATGGGAGTCTTTTAGTACGAGATGAAGATGGAACTGTTTTATTATTTGAAAATCCTTGGACAGAAGAATTGTATAAGGATGAAACAACAACTCTTATACAACCATTAGATGTAGTACAATTTAAAATAAATGAAGATATTTTGGATGACATAATAGATAGGGACATAGTTGAAATATAATGGCAAGTAGTTTATCACAACAAGACATAGGTATTTTATCTTCTGGTAATTCCATTAGGATCGGCAATAAACCATATGAAAATGGTATATATGGTACTAATCCCAACAGAGATTTTATTTTCTTAGAAATTTCTGATACTAATGGTAATGCCATAGAACATAAAAATCTAAATTTTTCCAGCATTGTATTAAATGAAGATGGAAAAATTCAATTATCCCCACCCGAAAATATAGAAGAAGCTGGTATTACTGCAGGAACTTTTAATCTCACATATAGATTTTTAAGAAGATTGGCGGGAGATGATAAAGCTGTATTGGTTAGAACGAAGCCAGATGCTGCGGGGAAATTTTTAATATGGGATGATTATTTAAATATAGAAATTACAGATGATGGGATAGTTTATGAAAATGATATAATAAATAATACAAGAGGACAAGAACTACAACTTAAAAATTTAAAATATCAAATTGATGCTATATCCCCATCAAGAACTGAAGTTAGAATAAAAGCACAAGACTTTGATGGTTCTGATTATAAAGAAGATTTTTTCCATCTTGGGATTGATCACAGAAGAGATATAAATGATAATGTAACAATAGAATTTATACTAAATGCTGACGAAGATAATGACTTCAACGAATCCAATATGTTACAAATAACTCTTACTGATGGTGGATTTGTATTTTCACCAAAGATGGTTGGTGGAACTGTAACAATTCCAGATGTATATACAGTAGGCCGAACTACAACTTTTACAAGAACAGATAGGAATATAGTACCTAATCCGAGTGGAGAACAACTATCCTTAACGGATTTGGGTGAACCAATATTCCTAGGAGACAGCCACCCATGGGATTCAAATTTACACCAAAAAGCAATACAAGTAGAAGATTGGTCGACTGGCTGGTTACATTGGTATCCAAATAGTACGCTTTGGGGAGATAGCTACGCTTTAGGATATTTCGCGCATTGGGTTCAAGGGGAAGGTGTAGATGGTGGAGTTTGTATGAAATTTCCAGACTTAAATGCACCGTTCGCTCAACAATATATTGAGTGGCCAACCAATGCGCCACATAGATCTTTAATGATATGGTCGACAATTTATGAGCAATTACCATCTTTGGGTATAACGTTTAATGATAAAGCTATAGTAAGTTTTGATATCAAAAGTTCTATACTAAATAACTGGCCAATGGTTGTTTATCTTCGTTATCCATACGATGTGGATGCAGAAGAAGGATTTCTACCTGCGCCTCCACCGGAAGGATTTTATGATCCAGATGCACCAACGCCGGATGAGGTTATGCCAACATCTCCCCCCGATGGATATGTTGCTAATACAGTTGCTAATGCTATGGTTATAGAACAGAAACCACCAAATCTGACGGAAGATTTACTGATGCACTTTGGTACGAACAAATTTGGCGAACCTCTAACTTTCTTTGATGGGGCGGTCGGCGATACAACAGCTGGTTGGGGTGGCGCTGGAGCTTGGAAGATTGTCGCATATCATGATCCAAATACAGACATTGATGGCGGCGCGGTTGCTGGTTATGAATGGGCTCCTTCATTGGATACATTTGTGCTAGGAAATAGAGATGGAACTTTAAGTGAAGAGGAAGTGTGGATATGGGAAAATGGGCAGTGGATTATAAATTCTAATATACAGAATCCCAACTACCCTGAACCCCTAGTGGGTACAGTATTTCCAGATGATTGGGGCTCCAATGTAGTAAATGCTCACCCATATCAACATTCGGGAGTGGGAACACCGATATTTGCAAGAAATACTAGAAGGGGTGAGAATGATGGATGGCAAACGGGTTGTCAAGTAGGCCAGAGCAGATACATGCTATTTAAAGATGATTTAGTTTGGTCTAACGCGAAGGATCAAACAACTGATAATGATATGTGGTTCATGGATATAGAAACTTGGTCTGAAAGTAATTTATTTAGAAATATGGAAGTTGTTGGAGAAGATGGTATTACAAGGTCATTATATAATGATATTTTTGAAAATGGTTTTATTCAATCGGTTACAAGGCCCCAAAAAACAAACGCCTGCTCTGTAAGAACAGGTAATTATATGATATTTTATAACGATGGAAGAGGAAATGCTAATACTTCTAATAAATGGTTTCAGATGCAGATCGGTACGGGAACCAATTTTATCAAAGGATCTAGCACGACAACACAAGTAGATTTTTTAAAAGATTTAAGTGAAGTACTCAATGATGAAGTAAATGATAACAATTTAAAATTTGAAGTTACTTTTTGGAGAAAGGAGAATGATGATAGGTTTAGATATTATTGGGCGGTAGGAAACTTCAATGATGATGGTGTGTTACAAGGAGGTAGGGTTCATAGGTCTATCGATGGTAATGGGGATATTAGAAATGATACGTTTTCTGCTGATTCAACTTATCCAGGTAATATAACCGATGTATTTGATCACGTACCAGCTATGCCAGATGTGTGGTTTCCTAAAGACGCGACTAATAAAACCGACCATTTTAGATATGATGCAGTGATTGGTACTACAGTGTATCAAGAGAGCGCAACTAAAACTACTAATGAGGTATTTTATAAGGCTGGTGAGGTAGGACACGGCGGAGCAGATTTAATTTATGGTTCAAGAAATCCGGGGGCTACAAATTATAATCCAGATGCTATTTACGATGATGGATCTAGTACGTTTGAGTTTTCTGATGATCCAAGAAAATTAGGTACTTTAAGTCCAGGTGGCTTTTACGAATGGATGGGTCCAAATGACCAAAGCGATTTATATCATTGGCAATATATAGGTCAAATGCCCCCAAGATTTTTATATAAAGGTAGTCCCGCAAATACCGCAGTAGCTACAAATATAAATGAATGGGAACGTGTGGAATTGGAACTTTCAATTCCTGGGGATTGGAGGTATGATGGTTCTTATT